CCATGGTGGTGTGCGACATGCCCAGCGTCATGGTGCGGGTCGGCAAGGCCAAACGCCGGCAGCTGAGCGAGACCTGGCTGGCCGACATCGTCAGGGGCTACGAACCGGACTGCGCCTGGCTGGAGCGTGTTCATGCTTTGCCGGGGCAAGGCGTAACCAGCTCGTTCTCCTTTGGCCTGGCCTACGGGATCGTGCGCGGCGTGCTGGCGGCGCTCGGGGTGCCGGTGACCCTGGTGACACCCAACGAGTGGAAACGCTCGTTCAGGCTGGGTCCCGACAAGAACGAAGCCCGCCTGATCGCCGCCCGGCTGGTCCCGCTGTCGGCTGGGCGGTTCGCCCGCGCGATGGACGACGGCCGGGCGGAGGCAGCCTTGTTGGCGTTGTTTGGTGCGCAGAGTTTGTAGTTTTCGCTTGACACAACAAAAACGACACAACACATTGGTCCCCTAGTAGCCCAGTTCTTGTCCTCCTCCAAGAGGAACACGAATAGTGGGGAGGGGATTACTGTGTCTGCCACCCTGGATCAGCCCGCTAATACTTTGCCTGTAGTCCCGCTGCTGCGGGGCTATCAACTCGCTGGCGCCGCGTGGATGGTGGCGTCGCTGCGGGACCACAAGGCTGTTCTCCTGTGCGACGACCCGGGCCTGGGCAAGACCCTGCAGGCGCTGACCGCGGCGGTCCGGCTGAATGCCTCTCGTGTCCTGGTGATCTGTCCGGCCGGCGCCCGCCGGGTGTGGTCCGCCGAGATCGAACGCTGGTTCCCGCTCTGGAGTTCGCGGGTGTTCCTGGTCGAACCGGGGACCATGACCGGCAAAGTCCAGCAGATACTTGCCTGTCCTGGTCCCCTGATCCTGGTGATCGGCTACGACGACCTGTCGCCCACCGACAGCCGTATATCGCCATTGCTGGCCAGCCCCGCCAATCCCTGGGACCTGCTGATCATCGACGAGGCGCACTACCTCAAGAACTTCTCCAACCGCACCAAGGCGATCTACGGCGTCCGTGGCGAGGACGAGGGCATCCAGGCCAATGCCACGCACATAATCCTGCTGTCCGGCACGCCGACCCCCAACCACGCGGGGGAACTCTGGCAGCACTGCCGCACCCTGTGGCCCTGGTCCCTGCTGTGGCCGCACGGCAGCCCGCGCGCCGGCCATCGCATGACGCAGGCCGACTTCGAGGACCGGTATACCCGGTATCGGGACACGGTCTACGGCCGTCAGGTGTCCGGTTCGAAGAACCAGGACCAGCTGCGCGCCACCCTGACCAGTGTGGTCCTTCGCCGCCGCAAAGATGACGTTTTGCCCGAGCTGCCGCCGCTGCAGATCCAGGACATCGCCCTCGACCCACCCACCTCCGGCCAGCGGCTCAATCCGCAGGCCCAGGCCCTGGCCGGACGGCTGGTCTGGTCCCTGGCCGTGCGGGCCGATGGTGATGAGCAGCTGATCAAGGCACTGCAGACCCCCGACGGTGAACTCGCCACCCTGCGGCGCGAACTCGGCGAACTGAAGGTCCCCGGGACCATTCGCTGGGTGCAGGAGCGCCTGCAGTCCACCGAGAAACTTTTGTTGTTCGCCTGGCACCTCTCGGTGATCGAGCATCTGCGCCGTGGCCTGGCCGAGTTCGATCCGGTGGTGATCACCGGGGAGACCTCGCCCACCGGTCGCGTCAACGCCGTGGAGCTGTTCCAGCGCCGCGCCGGCGTGCGGGTGTTCATTGGGCAGGTCAAAGCCGCCGGCACCGCCATCACCCTCACCGCCGCCTCTGAGGTGGCGATCGTGGAGCCGTCATGGGTGCCGGGCGACAACGTCCAGGCGATCTGCCGCGCTCACCGTCTGGGCCAGCGCGACAGCGTCCTGGCGAGTTTTCTTTATCTGCCCGGAACGCTTGACCAACGGATCATGACCGCGTTCCGGCGCAAGGCATCCGAAATCGCTGAGCTTCAAGGGGACCAGATCAATGCAAGTGCAGGTTAACGTCATATTCGACCTAGAGAGTGAAACAGACCGCGCCGCGATCGTGGCGAGGCTAGGCGGTATATTTAACGCCGCCCACGTCGAGACAGAGGTGGTCCCGCTCGCTGGCAATGGTGCCGACGAGGCGCCAATGAGGGTCGGCGGCGCTGCATCAGCGCCGCCGCCGGACGAGGCAAAGGCGAAGGACCAAGCCGCGGCTAACCTCAAAGCCCGTCAACAGGCCGCGGCAAACGCGAGGGCCGCCAAACAGGCGAAGGTCAGTCTACCGGCAGCAGATCCAGTGGTGGACCTTACCGGGACCCATGGCGCGGCGGACAGTGACGCCGATGACGACGCGCTGGGTCTGAACTCGCCCTCGATGTCACCCGGCGAGGCCAAGGACGCGGCCCTGGCGCTGGTCCGCGAAGCCTATTCGGCGGGTCATGTGGCGCAGGTCAAGGCGCTGCAGAAAGAACTGGGGGTGGCGAAGTTCTACGACGTCGACGTCACCACCGGGCACGCGTTCTACCAGCGCGTGATGAAGCTGGCCCATGAAGTGGGTATCCGCCGGTGAGTGTCACGGTCCCGGGCAAGATCATCCAGATCGCGGTCGGCAGCGGCACCGGCGGCACGGCGGCGACGCCTGACGTGCTGTTCGCCCTGTGTGACGATGGCACGGTCTGGCGCCTGTCTCTCAAGCTGCATCAGGCGGTTTGGTATCTGTTGCCGCCGTTGCCGACCAGCACGCCCGAGCCGTTGCCGATGCTCTTTGACGGAACGGGTGCGTGAAGACCCCGGCCCACTCACTGCTGGGCGCCTCCGGGGCGCACCGCTGGCTGAACTGCCCCGGCTCGTTCCAGCTCAGCGTGGCGGCGCCGCCGCGGCCCTCGTCGATCTACGCCGCGACCGGCACGCTGGCGCACCAATACATCGAGATCGCCACCCAGTCGGCGTTGAGTGCGGGCCTGCGTCCGGGCCAGGTCGGTATCGACGACAAGGAACTGGGGACCAGCTGGGACCTTGAGGGGCACAGCATCACGGTCGACCAGGACCTGATCGACGGCGTCAACGTGATGATGGGCTACGTGCATCACGCGGCCCTCGGCAGTGATTGGGTGCGCTGCGAGTTCCAGGTCGAACTGGATGACTACTTCCCGGTGGACCATCCGCCGCCGGTGGTGATGTTCGGCCGCGTCGATGTGGCGCTGCTGGATCTTGCCCACGGCGTCTTGGAGATTATCGACTACAAGAACGGCGCCGGCGTGTTCGTCACCGTGAAGGACAACCCGCAGCTGCTTTACTATGCGGCGGGTGTCCTGCGTGAGCTGCCGGCGAACCAGCTGCGCCGGCTCAAAACTATCAAGCTCACCGTCGTGCAGCCCAATGCACCGGGCAGCGACCCCGTGCGCTCACACGAGATCACGCCGGTGGATCTGCTGATGTGGGTGGATGACGTGTTGGTCCCAGGTGTTCATGCATGCGCCCAGGACGACCCGCCGCTGGTCCCCGGTGCCTGGTGCCGGTTTTGTCCGGCCATTCATGTGTGTCCCCAACTTCAGCAGGACGCCAACGAGATGGCCAAGCGGGATTTCGCTGATCATATCCTGCCTGATGATCCCGACGAGCTGGCCCGCAACCTCGACATCGCCGAGCGCGCTGGGCTGTGGATCAGCGCGCTGCGTGCGTATGCACAGGAACAGATCCAGCGGCAGGTGCGTGTCCCCGGGTGGGAACTGGTCCCGACGCGGCCCACGCGTAAGTGGATCGATGATGAGACTACCACGGCCGCTGCATTGTCTACGCTAGGGCTGGGTCCTGACACGATCTATGAAACTCGGTTGCGGTCTCCCGCACAGATCGAGAAAATGACGCGTCCGGGCAAATTTGTTCGCGTCGGCACAGGCCCTCCGGTCGGTCACCTTAGTCTGGCATCGTTGATCGAAAGCAAGTCCTCCGGCGTCAAGCTGGCCCGCACCCGCAATTCTGATGCACCGGGAGAGTTCCAGGATGTTGACTAACTCAGATGCCCAGGTGATGGCGCTCAAACAGTGCATCACGCTGGGCCGCCAGCGTGTAGCCGATTGTATCCACGATCTGGAGGACGCGCTGGCTGAACGCGATCCGCGCACGCAGCAGGACAAGCTCGTCGAGGTGGTCCTGTCGCTCAAATACACCACTGACTTCATCCTGGGAGACCCTTCGCCATGACACTGCACTACAAGGATTGGGACGACACCGCCCATTGCGGCGACGGCATCCGTGACCTCATGTGGTTCACCGCACCCGATCTTGCTGATCAGCTATTCGAGGCGCTCGTGCAGCTGGAGACCAT